GAGGTCATGGAGCACATCCAAAGCCTAGAGGACATCTTCGACCTTCAGTACAGCTTAATGGAGCAGTGGTACTCATTTGCCAATGACGACCAGGAGATGGCCGACAGAAGGCTGCCTAACATGGGGGTGTTTACCAACTCCAGGGAGCAAAACGTAACCATCATGGCGAGAGCCTATGCGAACGAAGTGCGCCAAGGGCTTGCCGACTCGGTGATTACTGGAGAGCGGATCTCGGACTTTGAGCTTGCCGACGTTCCAGCGACTCGAATATTCAAAGCTTTGGACGGGGATTTAAAGACCGCCACGGCCACCTATGGCCGCATGGTTGCCATGAATCAGGGACTGCCATTTGTTCTTTACGCTGGCCCTCGAGACGCCAGGAATCGGCCTTTCTGCGCCGAGAGGGTGAACAAAGTGTTCCCAATTCAGGTCGTGTATACTTGGGATAACGGGCAGGGCATTCCAGCCAACCTCTACTGCGGTGGTTATGGATGCCGTCATGTGCTTATTCCGGTTAAAGGAGCATGATGATAAAGGTCGAAAACCTTCAGGTCATTGAGCAAGCAGTTAAACAACGTCTTCAAAATATGAAGCCAGTGTTTAGAGAGGCCCTTAAGGTCGAGAACGAGCGTATCAAGACTCGTACGCAGCAAGGGCTTAGTGCTGATGGCGCCCCGTTCTTAAACAATAAGTACAGCAAGAAATGGGCGAAGAAGAGAGAAGCTCAAGGTCTACAAACTGGCTACGTTGACCTTACCTTCAGTGGCGGTATGTTTAGATCCATGAGGGCATCGTTTACTTCAAACGAAACGTCCACCACTGGAACTATATCGTTTGCCAGTAATAAAGAAGCAAAAAAGGCCATAGAGCATGAGATGAATGGCCGGTATTTCTTCAATCTTACAGACGAACAGATAGAAATTATTAAAAACAAACTACGGAACGTAAAATGAGCGAAGAGAATAACAACTCTACACCAGCGCAAGAGCCTCAAGTTTCTGATGATGCACAGAAGATGCAAGAGAAGATCCAGCGGCTTCAGGGCCTCCTGGCTTCAAAGGAGAAGGAGTACAATCGGGTTGTCTCCGTATATAAGGATATCGACCCTGAGGAGTATCGCTCTCTTCGCCAAAAGCTTGAGGAGAAAGAGCGTGAGGCTGCTGAGAAAGACCCTCAGAAGCTCGAGGAGCTTTTCCAGCGCAAGTTCGATAAGTATCGCAACGAAGTAGAGACCGAAAAGCAGACTCTTAAAGAGCAGTTAGATGCTCTATCTCGGGTGAACAAGACGCTTGCCGTAACTGATAAAGTTATGTCTGAAATCTCTGGGATGTTCAATCAGGACGCCCTCCGATGGATTAAAAGAGAGGTAGAAGAGTCATGCGATTTAGACGAAGATGGTTCTATCGTTGTTAAAGACGATAGCGGAGATATTCTCTACAAAGGAACTCGCCCTATGACTCCAAAAGAGTATGGGGAATTGCTTGTGGAGAAGTATCCAAGTCTCGCTAAGGCATCTGGTGTTAGTGGTGTGAAGGACGCTACTCCAGGGCAACGCTCAGCGCCTCGTGGGAGCAATAAAGTTCCTGAGACCTGGGCCGAATTGCAAGCTATGCCAAATGCCAGAGAGACATTGGAGCGCCTGAAGAAGGAGAACCCCGCTGCGGTTCAAAAGATTTTGCGAACCATATCTGCAGGTAAGTAATTAGGAAGGATTTCAACCTATGGCAACACAGTTTAAGGATATCGATGGTGTGAGATTCACCAACGGTGTCGCCACCAAAGTTGACGTTTCGAATGTTACGACTCCAACAGCTGCTGAGCTCATTGCCGCTTTCGGCACTGCAGCTTCTCAGGCTGGCAAGGTCTTCATTCAGGATGACAACGGTGCTGATACTACGGTTAAGCTCATAGTTAGTAATGGGACTAGCTATTATTTCGCTGCCCTCACTAAGGCATCGTAAGAATTTTAGTTTTTTAAAGGAATAAAGTATGGGTGCTGTAAGCAACATTACCGAATTTGGAAATAGCGTTAACGTCACTGACGTTCTCGCAGCTGGAATTTCCCCAGCGCTTGTAAAAGCTAACTGCATGATGGCAGTTATGCACACTGAGGGGCTTCCTGCTGGCACAATGACAGCTAAGCTCACCAAGAAGGGCTACCTCACGGCAGCTGCTCTTGCTGAGGCTACTGCTCTTGCACCAGATGCAAACGGCGAGCTCACTGATTCTTCTGTATCTGCAACCATTGCTAAGTGCGCTGTAGTTTCTGGCGTATCTGTTGAGCAAGGACAGTTCGGAAGCATCACAGCTGACCGTATCGCTGCTGAGCACGGTGCTGCTATCGCTCGTTATGTTGATAACGATGCTCTCTCGTTGTTCTCGGGTCTTTCGACTTCGGTAACTTCGGCAAGCATCCTCACCATCGACGATGTTATGCTTGGTCAGTTCAACATCTTCAACTCTGAGTGCCCAAACAAGGAAGTTCCGCTTAAGGCAGTTCTTTCTCACCGTGGTCACTACAACATCAAGAAGGAAATCGTACAGTCCGGTGCTGCAGTTTGGAGCAACGAGAGCTACCTCGACGTACTTGGTGGAACCCCACAAGCTAACTGCTACGTAGGTTCTCTCCTTGGCTCGATCGACTTCCACGCTACTTCTGGACACGCTACCTCTGGCGGCGACACTGTTCAGGCTATCTTCCACCCAATGTGGGCATTCGCTGGCTTCTTTGCTCCAGCGCCTGTTACATGGGTTAAGGAGAAGGGCTCTGAGGGCTTCTACACTGAGTATGCTACGTACTACTTCTACGACGTACTTGAGTGGAACGACCTCTGCGGCGTTAAGCTCTTGAGCGATACCTAATTTAATGTAGGTTGAGGGGGGCGGCTCAGAGGCTTGTATGGCTCTGGGTTGCCCCCCTTTTTTATTGCAATCGAGAGCACTTAATGAAGAAAGAAGTGTATAAGACTATCGTTCAGCCGAAGGAAGAAACGCTTACATACCTTACTGGATGGAAGCGTCCCGTACACGCCTTTATCCTTTTTGAAACTAAGGAGTGGCACATCTCAAATGATGGCGAAAAGCGCCAGGGAACGGGCCTCATGACTCTTAACGCTGAGAGCCGCCCAGAGATTTACCACCATGTGGATATGTACCTTCAGAAGGGGTTCCGAATCCTCGACTACGGTAACTTCCCTAAATTTAACGACAAAAACCCAGCACGAGCCGCAAAAGCTCACCACTACTCTCAGGGCGCTGGGATTAATCCATGGGATAACCTCGAAAAGTTTGTCAAACAAAAGATGGCCAGTGAGATAAACTGGGATGAGCGAGCCTCGAACTACGAGAACGAGATCAATGTTCTCAAGAAGAAGCTCGAAGAGGAGCGGAAGAAGCTTGAGGTCAAGCAGTCCGTTCTTAAAAAGGAGAGCATATAGTTTATGGCTACATACATTAAGAAAGAACATCTTGGTTCTCGCCCCCCTCCGAAGAAGGGGATCATGAGGACCGTGGAGTCGCTTCCAACCTTTCAGGCCCTTCAGCAGCATTATGCCCAGCAGAAGGAGCAAAAGAAGCAGGAGCTGAAGGATAAGTGGGAGTCCAACGCTGAGGTTCAGCGATGGCGTACTCAGATGACTCCAGAAGAGCGCACACGAGACGCAATCGAGCGCCTTGTGCCTACCGCCAAAGAGGTCTTGAAGATGCGTAACGGAGGCCATGAGGTCTCTTATGAGGAAGGCCGCAAGAAGGCAGTAGAGATTGCCCATAAGTCAGAAGTGCAAAAGAAAGATGGATAGGGATACTTACTGCATCAAGGTTTGTGGCGGTAAATGCTGTACGCTTTACCCGCCCAATGAAGATGCGGTTAAGTGCCCAAGGCTTTCTGGCGATGGCTCCTGCTCTGTGTATCAGACCAGATACGGAGAGCTTGCCGACCAACCAATAGTGGTTGTAGGGCGCTGGGCGTCAAAAAAGAATAAGGATGTAGACGGCAACCCTGTCGTCTATAATTTTTATTGTGGGCGGATTGAGGAGATTATTATTAGCGGCACGATGCACCCAGAGGTAAAGGCGCAGTGCTGCTATGCTCATCCTGAGCTATTAGATAAGGAATACCCATGAAATACAACGTAGACTTACAGAAAGAGAAGATGTCTGAGCGTCAGGTGCGTGATAGTATCGAGAGGGCATCTGCAACAGCTAGGAACATTGCCCAGCAACGTGGCGAGGGAGACCGCAGCCATGATTCATTCCGTAAGGACATGGTCAAGAACGCCGAGCGTGACAGGAAAGAAGGTAAGATATAATGGGCTATCCGTTTGGTCAGAACATAACCTACTGGTTTTATCCGCTGCTCGACAACGACACGGCTAATATCCCTGCGGCTGTTCAGGCGCAAACGCCAGCTATTCACGTTTTTGATGAGAGTATCCCCAATCGCTCTGATGCGGCTTCTGGCGCTAACAGCCTCCAGACAATCACCTCGTGGACCTGGAGCTCTCAGAAGAAGGCCTGGAGCTTCACAATTCCAGCAATCTCTGACCCACACCCTGACAGCAATATTGCGAATCGAGTCTATTGGATTGCAATAAACTTCATTCTTCAAACTTCCGGGCAGACTCAAACTGCAATTAAGCCTCTCCAGCTTGAGCGAGTTGTCGGCCATGACCGGGTTGTTTCTGTTGGCGAGGAGGACCTTCGGGCTTACTTCCCACAGATTGACGCATACTCATCAGACGTTCAGCGCAAGGCATTTATTTCCCAGGCCATTGAGGAAATCAAAGGCGAGCTCCGAGTTAAAGGCTATGAGTGGGCAAAAATTACCCGAGCCGATCGCCTCGACCTTTGCGTGATCTACAAGGCTTTGTCGATGGTTATGCTTGGGCAGATTCAGGAGCCAAGCGATAAGTTCTCCATTAAGTATCAGGAGTATAAGGCTGGTTTCCAAAGCAACCTCGATAGCCTTAAGTTCGAATACCAGCAGATGGAAGGCGGGATTATTGAGACCGGAAGGGGCACGGCTACCATTATTATAGCGAGGTAGTTAATGCCATCGTCCTCAGAAGTTCGCACAGCCTGGGAAGATAAGGTCTGGGGCCATAAGACCGTAACGGCCATGACCTCGAAGATTTTCATGTATGACGTGAGTGTCGATAGTGCATTTAACATGGCGGAGCTTTACTACGGAGCTCCTGGGAAGTACCCAACTATTAACTTCTTTTTATGCCTAGTTACACGGCAGCACGAGCCCCAGATCATGGGAAATACTAGGTACACTTTTCAGGTCCGTGTGCAGTATTATCTTCAACAGGAGGAGAGTTCTTCCAACACTTACAACACGCTGGTAGATCGGCTTGAGACAGTGGATGATCTTGTCAGGACACAACTGACAGGAAACTGGGACAACACCGTAGATTTTTACAATGGTGGCGTCCCGCAGGATATTTCAGTAGTTACCATCGATAATAAGTCATGCTGGAGAGGTGGCTTTACGTACGTTGGTATAAAAACTGTTTAGTAATTGGAGATTTAAGATTTTATGGCAAGTATTACAGGCGCACAAACTAAAGCTGGCGTGAAGATTGCGTCAACTTGGGGCACGGCAGTAGCTTGCGGAGCTGGAAATAGCTTTGCTGGTGAAATCTCGCCGAGCTTCAACGTATCGGAATTGACTTCACGTCAAATTGGCTCGGGAGCATATATGCTCTCATCTGCTACTCGTGGTTCGGTTATTCCGACGGTTTCTTTGACTGCAGACCTTGGCTATCGCAATAACTGCGATATCCTCATCGCTCAGTTCATGGGAACATCTGGAGCACCAACAGAAGTAACCGTTGGTCAATCTGACTATAAGCACGTTATTACGTTCAACAGCACACTTAACAGCAAGTACGTAACTCTTGCATTCGAGACATCGTCTGCAACGACTATGGAGTTCCCAACTGCTGCGGTTCAGTCTATCGGAATCGCAACGACTGGAGTCCCAGGATACCTGGATTTCACAGCAGAGCTTTTGGCTAACACTGTTGAGCTTTCATCGAGCACAAACACCAACGCAACGCTTGCGAACTGCACCTTCACTGAGGGCACTCCTGAGCTTGTGGCTGTTGACCTCGTTGATAAGTTCCGCACGAACACTCAGAGCGGTGGAGCTGTAAGCTCTGGTGACCAGTACAACATCACTGGCTTTAACCTTGCACTTAGCCGTCCACAAGAGATTATCCCAGAGATCAAGGGTAGCGCTGGTAACTCAGCTCCTATCGCTTCTGACCTCTTCGAGGGAACGCTCAGCGTGGATGTTAAGGAGCTCGCTGACCATGCTTACTACACAATCTGGAGTGCAGAGACTGCTCGCAAGGCTCTTATCCAGATCGAAGGAACTACGATTGGAACTGGAACTGCGAAGTCCTTCTCAATCTACCTTCCTCGCATGGTTCTCGTAACTGAGCCGCAGTACGCTCTTACGGACCAAGGTACTAATACTCTCTCCATGGAGTTCCGTCTGCTTAAGGCAGCTACAGCTCCAACTGGAATGACTGGGAGCACCTACCCGTACTTCGAGATCGTGAATACTCTCTCGACTTCGCTCCTTGCGTAGTTGTTAGGGGTCCGAAAGGCAAAGGGGCGGTATAGTTCTCTTGAGCTATGCCGCCCTTTCTATATATTCGGCCCATACCCCCCATATCAATTCGAGGGCTTAAACTATGATTATTGACAGTGACCTTACGGTAAAAGTTGGCGATGGCGTTGCCGTTTTTGACGAGCCTACTCTCCGTGACTGGGCGATTATGATTGAGATGTCTGGCAAGACTCTCGAAGAGCAAGCCGACATCCTTCTCCCTAAGCTCAAAGAGCTTAAGGGCTTTGAGTATAAGGATGGGACTGCCGTTACCGTTGAAGACCTCAAGAACAAGAAGTTCTCGGCAAAGTTCTTCTTTCAGCTTGTACAAGCTTGGTCGAAGGCGATCGTTGAAGGTCTCAAGGGAGACTCCGACTCAAAAAACGACGTAACGGTGAACTAGTTCGGCTATTGAGGTATAGGCTTTACGAGCCTGGCCTCAACTGCGCTAACTGTCACGTCCTTTTCTCAAAGAACAATAAGAAGCCAGCGTGTCTCTCGAACCTATGCCCCATCGTGGACATAGCTGGCAACAAGCGTCTCAATCGCCTTGCTGACGCATTTCTGCAGATAGAGATCCTCTCTATGACGCCAGGTTATGGCTCTTTTCAGGAAAGAGTCCTCCAGGAGAGTGGTCTTATTGACGAAAGCGCAGAAACCATCTTGGAGATGAGGGGTGTTCTGTCGGAATATAGGGAGTGGAGCGCCAAGAAAAGTAACAGGACGAAAATAAAGTAATGGCAGGGTTCGGGGACTCAAATGACATTAAAATTACCGTAGCCTTAGATACTAAGGATGCGGTCGATGGTGTAAAGAGACTAACCGACGAAATAAACCTGTTCTTAAAAAGAGTCGAAGCCCCATTCAAAAAGCTCGGAGATCTTTCAAAGGAAGTCTCTAAGGTCCAGATTGCCGATATTAAGGCTAAGCGTGACGTAGAGCTTAAAACGCTTAATGACCTTGATAAGGCTAACCAGCGGAAACATGAGCGCATTCTCGAGCGCATTCGCAACGAGGTGGCCTACGAGAAGATAGCCTCGAATGAGTTTATTAGGCTCGAGAAGATTAGAGTCGACGAATCTAATAAGCTCAATGCTCAAAGGCAGCAAACAACTCGTAAAGTAATAGATGACACAACAAAGTTTGCTATTGCTCAGACGGCAGCGCAGCTCGAAGCGGAAAAGTCAGCTAATGTAAAAAAAGCAAAAGACTTTGCCGAGACGGAAAAGACGAAGCGTACCGAGCTTCTCAAAACAATAGCCCTCATCAACCAAGACACGGCTAAGATTCGTAAAGCTCCAAGAGCTCCAGCCGATGACACCGCTGGCTCTGGCAAGCTCATCGAAGGCCTTAAGAATAGCATCGCTGCACTGTCCTTTCAGTTTGGCAATGTCAATGTAGGCTTTGGCACCTTCATAAATAACTTTAAAAACCTTGGCGCAGCTGGCGGGGCAGTTGCTGCAGTTGTAGCAGCCATTGGAGCTATTCAAAAGCTTGACAATGCGATCAATGAACTAGCAGCTCAGGCCAATAAAGTTGAAGGGCTTAGCACTGGATTCGCTACTCTCCAGAGAACGATAGGGCAAGATCCAACTAAGTCTATTGAAAGGCTTAGAGAAGCAACCCGTGGCCTTGTATCAGACGTCGATCTCTACCAGCGAGCGAACCAGGCAGTTCTTCTTGGAGTACCGACTGACGTATTCAACGAGGCCGCTGCTGCTGCAGTTAAGCTCGGAAGAGCGATGGGAATCGATGCCGCATTTGGCCTCGAGTCCCTCTCCCTTGGTCTCGGTCGTCAATCACGTCTTTACCTCGACAACCTTGGTATCATCGTCAGCGCCGAGGAGGCCTATAAGAACTTTGCTTTAACCGTTGGCAAGAGCGCTAATGATTTAACCGATGCAGAGAAGAAAGCGGCCTTCTTCGCTGAAGCTCTTAAAAAGATTAAGGAGCGAGCAGAAGAGCTCCCAGAGCCGCTGGATACTGTTGGTATTGCGCTTCAGAAGTTGCAAGCAGCGCAAGATAATGCGAACAAAAAGTTCAATGAAGGTTTTAACGCCTCTCAGCCGTTAATACAGGCATATAAAGATCAAGCGCAGATTGCACAGGCAACAATTCAAATAAATGAGAAGCTTGGATTAGCGGTCGGGGCCTTGGCTGCTCCAGTTAAAAACTCAGCGAATGCGATAAACCTTGAGTTCCTTAAGGCTAAGATTGCATTCATTGAATTTGTAGATATCTTCGCCGACCTTAGAACTGCAGAGGAGAAGCTTAAGGGATTTGAGACAAGGCTTCAGAGCACTGAGGAGAGAATTCGCAAGCTTACTGAGACAAGGGATAAGTTACAGGCTCAGGGGTTTACCCTTGGCAACCCAAGGTTTGCCGATGTTGATGCAGCGCTTCAAAGAACGCAGGATGAAGCAAAAGCGTTACGAGAAGAAATAGTTAAGCTCCGTGGCGAAGGCGACAAGGGCATTAAGATTAATGTCGACAACAGCGAAGTAATTGCTGCTCGCTCTCAAATATCGACTCTGTTTTCAGACCTTAGAGTTGAGGCCGAGCGACAGGCCGGGATATTTAAAGTCCCTGGAATCGCAGATCCACAAGCGGCCAAAATTTTCTCTGAGCTTAAAACTGCCAAACAAGAATTCGATAAAAGCGCACAAGATACTACCGCTGTCGAGAAGTATACCGCAGCATTAAATAAACTAGAGCAGGACGTATCTACGGCTGCTGCCAAATCTTCTTTTGGTAATCTAGCCAAAAACGTCACTATTTTTGCAGATGCGGCTACCAGTGGTAAAATAGGCCAGGCTAAACAAGCATTCGGTGGTATCAAGGGAGCATTGACTCAGTTATCTAAGGGGGCGGGAATAGCCTCTGTCGATCTTAAGGCTCTTGCAGCTGGCCTTACGGGCGTTACGAAGGAAAGCAAAAAGACTACCAAGCCGCTTAGTGATACAGCGAAAGCGCTCAAACAACAACAACAGCAGCTTAAAGAGTTAACGAAGTCTCTCGGTCGTGCATTAGATAGAGCCATACCACCAGGAGTACAGCAGCAACTTGTCGATGTTTTTAATGCGCCACAGAAAAACGCTGAAGAGCTCCAAGCGAAAATACAGGCAATCGGAGAGGCATTCTTAAAAGCTGGTGGAGATTATCAGGCCTTTGCGAAGGAAGTAGGCGAGCTTAACAAGCTTAAAAACGAAGCTCCTGACAACTTGATTGAAGGCAGTTCGCAAAATGAAAAGAAACTAAGAGAGGCAAGCGAAAATTTAAAAAAACTTAAAGCTCAAAGCCTCGACATAAGAAAAATTCTATTCGGCGGTGGGACGGACGCCAGTGGCAATGAAACTGGAGGAGCGTTCTTTGGGTTTGACCTTGGGAGTAGCCTGACCGCAGAAACCGAATCTCAGTTAGCTGGCCAAGTTCAAGACTTCTTAGCTACCGCAGCTCAAGCGGGAGTCGATGGATTCGCTCGAGAGGACATCCCGCAAATTGCCTCTGGTTTAGGAGCCTTAATTGGAGGAGGGCTTGCCGCTTATTTCTCTGCGGGTGACCCAACAATAACAGCGGCAGGAGCACAGGCCGGAGCGTTTATTGGATCTGCATTTGCTCCTATTATTGAAGCTTTTGGTAAGGACTTACCAGGGACTAGAGAGCGTAAAAGCATCGATCAATATTTCGCTACATTGTTCGATGGCGATAGATTAGCTGTTGTTATTCAAGGTCAGTTAACCGGGGCCATAGATGAGGCTACTGGAGCGGCTATAAGAAGCGCACAGCCACAACTCGCACGAATATCGGATCTGGTATTTGAGGGGATGACTCCATTCGCTGGAGATGTAGAGTTTGGCGGAGAGGACTTCTCAAACTATTTCAATACACTTAGCGCTGAAGTTCAAAATTCATTTAATGGAATTGGAATAGCGCTTGGCTCATTGCTAGGGGTTAGTGAAGAAACAGTAAGGCTTATAGGCACTGCCATTGCTAATAATATTGGCGGAGAACTTCAAAACCTTCAGGTTCTTATTCAACAAACAGGCGAAAGCTTCGAGGATCTTTCCAAGGCAATCCTAAAAGCATTTAGAGACTCTCAAATTACCGCAGAGGAGGCATATAACGCCCTCGTTCAGCTTCAGAATATTTATGCTGAAGGCATCCCTGGAGCCATTGGAGACTTCCAGCAAGCGATTGAGAACCTCAATACATCGCTTGAAAACAATCAGCCTGGACAATATGCGCTCGATTCGCTGCGAGATATCGGAGCTGAGGGAGAAGAGGCTCGAGCATCATTTGAGACCGTTGTATCAAGCCTCGGGCAGACATTCGGCTTCGCTGCAGATCAACAGGCAAGACTTTTTGAAGCGCTGCGCTTAAGCGGAATTACAAGCCTTCAGCAGCTTTCAAAAGCAACTGATGAGCAGCTTATTACGCTCATCAGAAACATCAATGCTATACGTCAAAATGCAGAAGCACCACTCGCAGCTGCGCCAGTAATTACGAGCACAACTCCAAGCGGTAGTGGAAGAAGAAGAGAAAAGAGCGCCGCTGAGATTGCCGCTGATCTTTTAAAGAAGCAGCGAGAAGAGGCTCGTAAGTTAGTTCAAGATTCTCAAGAGTACTTAAGTATCATTGAGAAGATTAACTCTGGCCAACTTACAAGCGTTCAGGCTGGAAAGGAGATCGTAAAGCTTAATGCTGAAGTCTTAAGCATAATTAAGCAACGAGATAAGGCGGAAAAAGATCTTAATGCCGAGCTCGACAAGGGGGCTAAGGGCAATGCGAAAACAATCGCCGATCTTTCTGCATCGCTTTTAAAGCTTGAAGAGCGCCTTAAAAAAGTAAAAGAGAAGGCAGCCGAGAATAAGCGAGAGTATAAAGACCTCGATATCTCTGCTGTTATGCCTCTCATAAGAAGCCAAAACACACTTGGCCTTGTGGCTCGGCAGATTGGCGTAAGCCTTGAGAAGAACGTCGACATCCTGGTCAAAGGATTCCTGCAGGGACGCCTAAGCATCAAGCAGGTAAACGATGAGATCAATAAGACTAAAGAGCTTCTCGGGCCAGGCATTCCAAATTCTGTTGGAGCGGTTACAGATGCCTTTCAAAACCTTATCGATGCCGGAACCAAGGGTGGGCAATTTAGTGTCGATGCCTTCACAGATATCTTTGCTGAGTTTCGGGAGAAGTTTAACAAGGAAGGCTCTGCGTTTCGTGAGACTCAGCGAAAGCAACTTAATGAGAACCTCGACGCTGCAAGACGTGCGGCTCTAGTCGCTGTTGGCCCAGAGGCTACTGAGGCAGCACGTAAGGGGCTCGAGCTTGCCAAAAAGGCGATTGAGGACTTTAAAAACACTCCAGTGGCTCCAGATCTTTCAGACCTTAGAGACCAGCTGCGTAACTCCTTCAACCCAGCGGATGTTGAAAAGTTCTTTCAAGCGCTCGATGAGAGTGGGCTCAAGTCGTTCGAAGAGCTCGAGGGCGCAAGCAGTCAAGCGATCGTTGGTATCCTCGGAAGACTCCAGGAGCTTGGGTTTAACTTCAACAAGACATCCGAAGAGGCCAAGGGGGTTAACAAGGAACTGCGAGATGCTGAGGAGGCTGCGAACGGAGGTCTCGACCCATTAAAAGAGGCTATTCAGCTTGTCAGGGATTTCAATAATAGCGCAGGGCTACTACCTCCAGTATTTAACTCAACGACCGATGCTGTCGGCAAAATGGAAGGACCTCTCGGAAAGATTAAGGACAAGATTTCCGATACCGTGGAGCTGTTGGGTAAACTCGGGGGCCAGACGTTTGAGAATGATATCGTCTTCAATATCCGAACCACTGGAGAGCAGGGCGGCAAGGCACTTGTAGAGCTCATATTTGGCGACGGCTCTGAGGCAAGCACGGATACTGGCAATGGCAAAAAGACTCCTCCAAAGAAGGAGACCTCCCCAAAAGAGACGCCATCTTCGAATGACATGGGCAAAAGAAGTGATTGGATAAGGCAGGGCCCTGGCATATATAAAAATCGAAAGACTGGCAAAACTGTAAGAAGCAGGACTAATCCAGGGGCTTAAAAGTATATATGCCATCCAGCTTTCTTATCTTAAAACCAGATGTTCCAGATGCGGCACTAGTGATATCAAGCTCTGTGCCTTTCGAAGAGGACTATCCAGTAGCGGCTACTTTTTATGGCCGTGGGTACACTCATGCTCGTATATCTACCGCAGCAACGAGCGTGGATATTACCTTCGACCTCGGCACCGACAACTCAAGGACGGTGGACCATTTAGTCATTGGGGGGATTAAATCGCTTGTAGCAGCATCGACTACCGGGGTGGTTCTAAGCGGCTCTAATGATGGCACTACATGGGTCTCTCAGCTTGGCACGACAGCCAACTTCTTAACCAGGACGGCCAATGGGCCATATCAAGACGACGTTATATTTACGCCTACGTATAACGATGAGATTGCTGGTACTATTTCCGCATATAGGTATTTTAAAGTATCGATATCAAAGGCCTCTGGGACCGCTCAGTTTGCCTTTAGAAAACTATACTTTGGTGAGGCATTCGACATGGGCAAAGAGCCCGATAACTACAATCTGGAGGTATTAAACGAGGGAGACGCCGACACCTGGAAGTACCCTCGTGGGCATACAATTCTTTCGAAAGCCTACTATCCAAAGCACAAGGTTACAGTAGAGTGGGATGGGATTAGCGATTCAATGGCTACTGACTTCATTAGAAATATAGTCAATGACCCATACCGCAGCACGGTATACCTATACGCTGCCAATTACCAAGACCCTCTGTACGACAATAAGCTCATGCATTGTCGAGTTGTTTCCAATGAGTGCTCTGTTTCTAAGGACAATGAGGTATCGAACTGGAATACGATTACAGCGGTATTTGAGGAGGTATAGTAGGTGGCCACTAATCTTCTCATAGGATACGCAGAGATCCCAAACCTTGCGACGAGTAGCTCGATTAACAACCCATCGTCTACTTTATATCCGTACGTCAATCTCTTCGGTGGCAATAAGACAGACCTTCACTACCTCGAGACAGCAACCAGCGGAGATACCAGAATATCTCTCGCACTTCCGAGTGGCACTACAAAGTCATGCGACTTTATTTACATTGGCCGTGCGAATCTTTTACAGCAAGCAAACGTCGGAACTATCACGATCAAGGCGAATAGCGCCAACGACTACGCTACGGCGACTACTATTCACACGATCTCTTCCTTTGGCTCTCAGACACTATATGGGCCAAACGACGATGACTACATAGCGCATATCACACCGAGCGCTGCATACCGCTATTGGTTTATTAACTACAATGCAACGAGCGCATCGAAGATTCCTCATGCCAAGTTCTTTCTTGGCTCATCTTTCGACCCAGGCATAGACCCAAACGCCCCGGCGACTATTACTCGAATTAAACAAGGCGGAGCTCAGCGGCGACCAACATATAGCTTTCAGTTCACTTGGAATGGAATGGCCTACGCCAAGGCAGTGCAGATGTATTTGAAGTTTTATCGCACGAGAAGATATACGCCAGTCATTATATCAACCAACTCATGGCACGATATCCTCATGAATAATCGTGTTATATACTGCAGACTTACGGAAATGAACATTCCGCCACGGGTCACTGATTACTGCGATGTGACGGCTACATTTGAGGAGATGCCATGACATCGCCGAGCTTTAACTACTTCTATCGAGTTGAGATTCAGGCAGTTCAGTATACCCTCGGAGGTATAAAGAATGACCGTCTTAACGTGCGAGAGCTTATTACCCGCACCTACAACTTTGTAAACAAGTCTCTTCGTGACGCAACAACCCCAAGCGATAGAGAGACATACATTCCAATATTAGAAAGCATCGGAGAGGTTACGCTCGCAGCTGGAGAAGTCCTTCCGTCAGTAGCACTGTCATCTATTTCTATCGATGATTCTCGAGGGTCGTTTGGACCTGACCGAAGATTCTCGGATTTGCTTGAGCGCTTCACTATTGTTGATCAGCCTGTAAGTATTTACCTTGGAGAGTCGCAAAATGAAGTAGACGCTCCAAGCACATGGACAAAGATTGGCTCTGGTAAGGTTGTGTCCTGGTCAAAGGCTTTGACTGGCGATAAGCCTACAATGAACATCAGCATTGAGCCGTTTAAGATATCTGACCTTGTAATGAATCTCGAGGTCTCAAGAGATATTGTCGGCATGGAAGATGCGCCGCAGACATCGCTTGGAAAGGCACTGCCAATCGTTTTCAACAAAGTAAACCCAGGGCTCTCGACCCCTATCGATAGGTATCCTCAAGTAATTCCGACTCGCATCTCAGCAGATGGAGCTGAGACAGCTAAGTATGCCCTTGCGACTCATATGTATCGAGTCACCGAGGCTAAGATTCAGCCAAACTACTATGTCAAAAAAGCATGGGCAGATGACGGCGACATTTGGGCGTCTATATCGTTTACAAGAGCAGCTCCAAACTACACAACGCCTCTTGTTGGTTCTACGTACTCGCTCAACACGTATGCAGGAAAGCTCTATAAAATACCGCAGATAACTTCAACGAATGAAGAGACTGGATTCGTTGTCACGGGCGTTGAATTCATGGCCAAGGGCAATGGAAGCAGTGGAAGAACGAGCGGGACATATCTTACTGCATTCCTCTATCTAGTAGACAAAGTCACATATAACATAGTGCAAGAGTTGGGAAGAGGGACCGTAGCTCTTGCAAACTACGACACTCTTAATAATGGTGGAGGAAACTTTTCTGTAAATATTTCTTTCGATAAACCAGCGGTAATCGAGCTCACAGCCGATAGGGCGTATGATTTTTATATAGGGTGGGCTGCTAGTAATGTTGGTCTTACTGGGGAGTTAAGTCTTCATAAGTATAATACGGCAGTATCGACTCTCTATAAGGCCCCCTCTGGAACGGACGACCAGTGGCGTCGCCTACTGCCAGACGAATCGATCGTGGCGCATCGCTTAAGAATAGTAACAGCGACCTCAAATAAGCATGAAAGCCTAGAGCTTCCATACATATATTTTACAAAGGATGGACTCACCTATTCTTCGCTAACACTAAGCCAGCCAGCACCGGATAGTGGTCAGCTTAACCCAGCTCTTGACTCCTTAGAAATTGTCGCTTTGGTCGAAGGCTTCTGTAAGTATACCTACGATGGAGGTACGACTGCGGGGACCTCGAGCGCATTTACTGCGACGGCAGACCCGGAATGGACATCGTATGTCACTGGGCGTCTTATCACTATAACGCCTCATGTTAATAATGCTTCGAGCGCTACTCTTAATGTGAGCGGCCTCGGCGCTGTGGCAATTAAGAGCGGTGGAGTTGCCATAGGGGCAAATGCTCTTGTCGCCGGAACTGCTTATACGCTTTCATATAGTGGGACGTCATTCGACCTTGTAACTGATGGCGCTCGGATTTACGACCCTCCGACAATCTTAAAGATATTCTCCTACGCATGGGATGGAGAGCAGTGGGAGGATGTTGGAGCCGTCGATACCACTTCGCTTCAAGTAACGCACTATGACCCTCTGTTCTCCTCTGGCGTTGCAAACTATAGAGCCAGATACTTGGGCGGGATTATTGAGAACAAGAGTAGTTATAGTCAGGTTATTTCCGAAGTGGCTCGAGGAAGCGCTTCCAAGATTGGCGTATCTAACGACGGCAAGCTTTATGTTCATCCTTGGGGCGTTACTGCTCCGACAAGCTATGTGATACCACAAGCTGATATCATTCCACTGTCCTGGGAGAATCGAACTGATGACTCTATCATCAATAGAACTCAGATAACTTTCGAGCGATATTACGCTACCAACGTATCTCAAGAGGGAGCGAAGGAGGGCTATAAGTACTCTATCGACTTCTCAAACGATACGTACCTTCCTGTGCAGCAAATTACGGAACAAAGCCGCTCGTTGTTTGGCGCTCGCAACATTGTCGACAATACCTTCAACGTATTTGGCTTCTCAGATACCAACCCGGTCGTCGGACTACCTGGATACTTAACGGGTGGAAGCACTGTAAGTCAGCCAAGCTCAGGCGGCGTGGTTATTTACTCCGTCGACTTCTTAGCCGACTACTATATCTCTAGGTTTGCCCTTCCGTTTGTTTATTGCAGCTTTGTAGTGCCATACCATCGCTACAAGGACATCAAGATGTTCGACGTGATATCATTTCACCATTCGGAGTTCCCGGCATTCTACGGCACTGACCCAGCGGCAAGGCCTGGGGTTGTTGATGATGGAACTGATGTAACTCCAGTAGCGAATGCAAACTATGGCGAAGAGCTTGTCAGAGCTCAAAGCTACCGTGGGCTTGTCGAAGCGGTTAGCTATGTGATGGCGATGGAACACGCTCCTGCGATTAGGCTTACAGTCCAGGTGCTATTGAATGAGGAGTATGACCCAACATGACATATTCAGATGCTTTTAATATTCGGACGACCTCAGTCAAGTTCAATGATATTGCTGATGCAATAGATGGTGTTATCAAGCGGCAATATACGACGACTAGTGGGGGTCCCAATCTTTATATAGCCACCCCAACTCCCGCATGGACCGAATATACGACATCAGCAATCATTATCATTACTCCAAATACATCGAATGCTGCTGGAGCAACTATTCAGATCAATTCGCTTCCAGCTAAAGAACTAAGGATTGGTGGTGCTCCCATTGCCGCTGGAGTTCTACAGACTGGAGTTCCTACTATTCTTGCGTATACCGGAACATACTTTGAAGTATTGCTTCAAAACATAAGCATACCAACTGGTCAGATTACAGCATTTGGAGGCTCTACAGCTCCAGTAGGTTATTTGTTGTGCGATGGTGCGGAGTATCCAATCGCTACATATCCAACGCTTAGTAGCGTTTTAGGTACGACATATAACCTTGGAACTGAAACACTTGACTACTTCCGAGTTCCAGACTTGCAAAGAAGATATCCAGTGGGGAAGGGAGCCTCAGATACTCTTGGAAATGCCGAAGGTGGGACAAAAGCTGGAACTGCATATGCCTCTCGAAGCATACAGCATAGTCATACTATCCCAGCGCACTACCATGGTATGGGCACTGGAGCTACTCTTTCAGTGGACATCTCACATACCCACTCTTCAGGAAGCGCAGTTACTGGAACTATTGGAAGCGCAAGTGATGGAACACATACACATACGCTGAGTGGAGATGGAACCCACGATCACGATCTGAGACAAGAGGCTGGTGGAGGTGGAACTGCTGACGGTTCTGCGGCAAATATTATATCGCTAGTAGGTAGCACTGTTACTGCATATAGAAACAGCAGCAATCACTATAATGGTGGTGGTCACTCCCATACAGTAAATAGCACTAACTCAGGACATACTCATAATACATTTAATCTTACTGCAGCAGGGCAAACATTGTCATCTACGCCTAAAACACCCACTGGGACAATCGGACTTGTGACTGGAGGCGTTGATGGAAACATACAGCAATCTACAGGTCCAGTTACGCCTCCGCATCTTTTCGTTAACTACATCATCAAGACATAGCCATGACGTATAGCGATAACTACAACCTCAGAACTAAGAACGTAAAGTTCAACGATGTAGCTGATGCTATCGATGGCTCGCTTACAAGGAGTTATGGCGGAACAAGCACTGGCGTAGTTAATCAGTATATATCTTCGCCAACGCCTTCATGGACCTCGTATGAGCCAGGGCAACTTCTTGTCATTATACCGCATATTACTAACACCGGAGCGAGCACGGTAAATGTAAATGGGCTTGGGGCGAAGAGCATTAAAAGAGCCGGAGCGGATGTAGTTGCTGGAGACCTTGTAATTAGTACGCCCACTGTTCTTGTCTATAGCGGCGCATACTTTGAGTCGTTGATTATTCAAAATGCAATTAACAGAGACGGCACAAATAGCCCAACAGCTAACCTTCCGATGGGGGGCTTTAAGCATACTGGAGTTGGCAATGCATCTTCCAATGATCAGTACGTTGCGTATGGTCAGATTAGGAACGGCACTCCATTCTACCTCGACACTGCTAATAATCGAATCGGAATCAATAAGACAAATCCTACAGTAGCTCTTGATGTTACTGGAGATATTTATGGAAGCGGAACAATCTCTAGTCCGACCGGAGTATTTACAACTGGATATCTATCAACCGGGGTAATTGGCAATGGAACGACTGCGTCAAATTTAAGCTTTAGAAACTATAACAACAACAATGGTGCGTGGGTATTCTCAGTACGCACTGATGTTGGCGGGACAAACCAGGACCTCAAACTTCTTCGCTATACGTCAGGTGGAACTGTCTACTCTGGCATTGCGATGCAGTTCAATAACACCTACGGGACTGTAGCGATTGGGACAACAACATCAATAAATACAATCGGGCCACAGCTTGATATTGGGCCAGGGCTGGGGGCATTTGGATATGCTAATCAATTCTACTTAGGTAGCAACTTTTATTACGATGGAGGGTGGAGATACAAGGCTACTGCTGGAGCCACGGTTATTATTGGCGTCAACAATGGAGATATCTCATTCAATACCGCAGCATCTGGGACTATAGACACTGCAATATCTTTTGCTGAGAGAATGCGCTTATATCAAAATGGCTCACTTTATATTGCAGGAGCCACTGGAATTGGAGCTGCCCCATCAGCTACATACGCATTGAATATCAATGGAGCAGGATATTTCGCTGGTGCTGGAATCGCCTTCGGAGGAGCAACAATTATCGGCTCCGGCAATCAAATGGGCCTTAGGTGGGGAAGTCCAAACATATACGGCACTGTAGATAATGCAGTTCAGGCAGTTCTCGGAACTGTCTCTGACTATAGGCTAAAGGCTAATTTCACTCCTCAGTACTCTGCGCTATCTATTATTGAGCAAATTCGACCAGGGACTTACAACCCAATAGAGCTCGATGGTGAGGTCTGCGATAAGGAGCATTGGGGTATTATAGCTCACGAGCTTAAAGAAATTATTCCCTGCCTTGTGATAGGTGAAAAGGATGCTGTCAACGAAGAAGGCAATCCTATATATCAATCCGTGGATTATGCTGGACTCGTTCCGTACCTAATCGTAGCGGTCCAGGAGCTTAGCAAAAAGATAGAGGCATTAAATGGATGAGATAACCCTTAAGCTTTCGCAGCAAGAAGTTGACATGATTACGAGCCTTATCAAGCAGGTGACGATTAGCCCGGCAAGCCCGGAGGCTTTGAGCATCGTGGTCGCTTGCCAAGGCATCTTGGCTAAGGTCGGAGAGGCTACGAAAAAAGAATAGGCATCTTTAAGATGTCGTAGGGACTAAAGTAGAATGAGGGCATTATGGCAGCGGGACTTTACGACATCACAATAGAGCAAGGCGCTACCTTTCAGATGAATCTCACCTGGAAGGATAGTACGGGGGCTGCTGTCAACATTACAGGCTACACGGCTCGTATGCAGGTCCGTGAGAACTATGAGGCGGAAGACACCCTCGTATCACTCACATCATCGGGTGGTGACATCGTCCTTGGCGGAGCTCTTGGCACGATTGCTATCACCATTGCGGCTTCCGCTACCCAACTGCTTCAGTTGGAGGAGGCGGTTTACGACCTTGAGCTTGTCAACGGGGCGACGGTTACAAGGCTCCTTCAGGGCAAAGCGATTATATCGAGAGAGGTAACCAGATGACGGATATTGTTGTTGTAGCCACTGAAGACCAGCGGTTTGTCGTGGTCCAAGAGGCCAACAACACTATTACTGTATCTTCGCCTCCGATTGTATCTGTGGAAGTTACATCTCCGGGGCCCCAGGGGATTCAGGGGCCCCAGGGTCCTCAAGGGGCTCAAGGCCCTCAAGGAAATACTGGTCCTGCTGGGAGCCCTGGTCCAGGCGTGGCGGCTGGTGGGGCTGCCGGAGACCTCTTGGTCAAGAACAGTGCGACAAACTACGACACAGCATGGACCGATGCGCCAACTGTAGACGTTTTGGGCTTTGATACTGCTGCGGCAGAGGCCCTCAGTACCCCTGGGACCATCGCCTGGAATGATGGCGAGGGGTCATTGGACCTTTTGATGAAGGGCGGCAACGTCACGCAAACTATTGGCACCCAGGAATATGCACGAGTCTATAATGACTCGGGGAGCCCTTTGACCAAGGGGCAGGTGGTCTACATCAGCGGCGCTCAGGGCAATCGAGTGGCCGTTAAGCTCGCTAAGGCCGATTCAGAGCTTACATCACGAGGCACCCTTGGGTTTGTCGCAGAGAGCATCGGCACAGGCGCTGAGGGCTTTATCATTGTCAGCGGAGCTCTCTATAAGCTCAATACATTTGGATTGACTCAGGGTCAGCCTGTGTTTCTTTCTGCGGCAACGGCTGGTGCGTATACGACAACAGCACCAGCGTCTCCAAATCATACCGTCATCCTCGGATGGATTGAACGAGTCCACGCAACTGTCGGATCAATCTACATCAAGGTTGATAACGGCTATGAGCTTGACGAACTGCACAATGTTCTTATTTCTGGAGCTGCAAGCGGCAACACCATTATCTACGATGCAGTCGCTAAGGTCTGGAAGAACGCTAACCTTACTGATGGCAACGGCATTTCAATCACTGAAGGTGCTGGAACCATAACCGTAAGCATCGCCGATGGCGATAAGGGCGACATTACCGTATCTGGCTCTGGTGCAACATGGACTGTCGATAACGATGCGATTACCTATGCGAAGATTCAGAACGTATCAGGGACTGACAAGCTTCTAGGCCGACAATCTTCTGGCGCTGGAGACATCGAAGAGATCTCATGCACCGCAGCCGGAAGAGCTCTGTTGGATGATGTGGATGCGGCGGCGCAGAGAACCACCCTCGGCCTCGGAACTCTTGCCACTCAGAACGGCACATTCTCGGGAACCTCTTCGGGGACCAACACCGGAGACCAGAATCTCTTCTCGACGATTGCTGTAGCCGGGCAGAGCAATGTAATCGCCGATACTACATCTGATACTCTTACGCTCGTAGCGGGAAGCAACATCACGATTACGACAAACGCCACGGCTGATAGCATTACCATTAACTCAACAGCGAGCGGCTCTGGTGATGTAGTTGGTCCAGCATCCGCTACCGATGAGGCACTTGTAAGATTCGATGGCGCTACTGGGAAGCTCGTACAGAACAGTAGCGGAACGCTTACTGATGCTGGACTTCTTACAGTTCCTAATCTAACGCTTTCTACATTAACCAGCGGGAGCATAGCATTTGCTGGAACCAATGGCGCAATTACTCAAGATAACCGTAACTTTAACTGGCAAAATTCTGGAAAGTGGCTATCGGTTTCCTCCTCCTTTACAGAGCGAGTCACCAACGGTAGTTTCACTGGAAGCGCAAGCGGATGGACTCTACCTACCGGGTGGTCGTATTCCTCTAACAGCGTATCGCACGATACTAACGGCGCAGGGGGACTAACTCAAACACTCACGGTTAATCTTGGCGAGCGATATGAGATATCGTTTACGCTCTCTAACGTAACCTCTGGCGGCCTCGTAGTTACATTCAACGGCGTAACTATTGGTTCATATACGGCAAATGGAACATACACTTACCGTGGTGAAGTAACTGCTGTTTCTGGAATCCTTGCATTTAATCCAACAGCTACTACCGCACGACTTACGATTGACGATGTAAGCTGTAAGATTCTCAGCGGTGGCCGTATGGTCACTGGCGATCTATATGTGCAAGGCGCTGGCACATCTGGTGTTCTCACTGTTTCTGGAAGTGGCAAGTCTAACGGACTACCAGGCACAACTAAACACATATCGCTTGAAAACAATGGCGGCAACACATGGATTGATTTCGAGTTTTCTGGAGTCGACAAAGGACACATTGGAGCCAACGCATCTGGCGAAGTAAGCACATGGGTATCCGGCGGCAATTACGATGCCGTTTACAATAAATCCACCGGATCTCTCATAAGCTACAACACTCCTGGAGCCTTCGGTCATTACGGCTTTGGATTATTTCAACTAGGCGTAAATGCCGGTGGAATGGGAACTCCATCCAGTACGCTGATGTCACAAGGTGGTACAGCGTTAAAAGTTAAGTATATCACGGCTAATCAGACGCTCGACAACACAGCTACAGAATGGATTGTCGATCCGCAAAACGCAGTCTGTAATGGTTCTCCAACTAACGCTTGCAGTAGTTACACGAACGAAGCAGATTGCCTTGCTCGTGATGCACACGGCGGTTGCAGTTGGTTCGCAGGATACGATTGCAGCGTTTACAATGGCGACGAGTCCAGCTGCACAGGCCAACCAGGTTGTACTTGGGAGCAAGCATCATGTTCTGTGTATGGCGACGAAACTACTTGCAACAGCTATACAGGATGTAGCTGGCAAAACGTGCCGCAAGACTGCTCAGTGTTAGATGAGACAAGTTGCGGCAATACATCCGGTTGTACGCAGAACTACGACTATTGCTCAAATTATAGCGATGGTGGTGGAGACGGCACTGCTTGTAACGCTGCTAATGGTGGTGGTTACTGCACCTATGACAGCGGAACAGGAGCTTGCGATGGTGGCTCGTGGTACATTAGCTGTTCAGGTAGTTACGATTCCTACAGTTGCCAAGGAACCTATGCAACGGGGAATTGCACAGGCACTTATGGAGCAGCGTGTTCTGGCACAGCATCGTGCGGCAGCATTGACGATCAAACCAACTGCAACGCTGAACCAGGTTGTACCTGGGCGACCGGAGTTACATTGACGCTGCCGCAAATATCCGGCGTACCTGACCGTGATTACTGGATTTACAACGGAAACTCGTCAAATGCTGACGTGATATTGGTTCCATCGAGCGGAGATAGCATCGACCATACAACGTCATATACGCTCTCAAACTACAAGGATTGGGTGCATATTAGTCCGTTCAGAAGAACACAACCATGCAGTGGACTAAACGAAGGCACTTGTGGCTCAACGGCAGGATGTAATCAAAACTATTCAAACTGCACTTGGAACGCTATGGATAGCCTTTGCGAAGGTGATCCATCTTGCTCTGCCTATGGCGATCAATCATCATGCGAAGCGGCAACGTATTTTTCAGCCTGTACTGGAAGCTATGTTGTGTCGTCTAACTGGTACGTGTTTGGAAGGTAATTATGTTGGTACTTAGCGAAGAAAGCGTAAAAGAGTTTATTCAGAAGGACCGTGTGCTTGTGAAGGTCTGGGCGCAGAACTGTCCATACTGCACACGCCTCGATGAGCAACTTGCCAGAGTTGACCTCACTGGGTTTGAGTGTGGAATGCTTGAGGTTTCACATCCAATGGACAAGAACCCACGACCATCCGAGTTTAAGCGCACTTGGATGAAGATGGACAAGAGCGATGTAGTCAAGGATTCGGTTCCCGCTATCTTCGTCTTCGAGAAGGGCGAGTTGAAGCATCGGCAATTTGGAATGCTCTACTCTGATTCTCTTCAACACTGGCTTCGAACCGGAGAGGTTATTCCATCCAAGATCCAGCAAGAAGAGAGAGCCGCTCAAGAGAAACAAAAGAAGCTTTACGACCTCTTCGCACAGCGAGGAGAGCTCACGTATAATATGGAACTTATAGGCGGCAAACTTGCCGAGGTTAACAAGGCTATTGGAGAGCTAACCAAATGAAACTGCGGGTCACATTCGAAATGCCGTTGCCAGACGGCTTTGAGCCATATCTCGAAGTAATCGCAAGGGTGCATGGATATCAGGGCGATGGGAGCTCTCAGCAGTTTATATGCAAGGAGGTTTGTCAGCCGCAGGTATCAGCACTCTTCAGAGCTCTGATTCTTAATGCGTTGACACCATACTTTGGCATTGCCGGGCAATCTCAAGTCGCTCTTGTCGAGGAGCAGTACTCTCTAGGCCACACGGTGACCGCTGATATTGTGTCAGATTAGTCGTAGAAGATGGAAAGGCGTATCTGGTATTTTATGGAGGGGATGCGCTGATGTTAATTAAGGGCCTAGTTCTTCAAATGATGGATAGAATTGATAACGAGACATTCAGGTGGATTGTATCCGGCCTCCTCGGGATCATCACATCAATAGGAGCTTTTTGGCTTTCGCATCTTACATCGAGAATAGATGCAATGACGCATGATATTTCAGAACGTAGCCAGCGGATTAGCGTTCTCGAGGCCAATGTCGATGGCGTAAATAAGCGCCTCGACCGTATAGAGTTAAAGATAGACTACCTGATTCAAGAGAAGAAAAAATGAGCGCATACACATCGAAACTTTCAAGAGTTAGGGCAACATCGGCAACGGGTTCGTTCCCATCCAAGGTGCCAACTGCGACTCAGCCGACTGGAGCTGGTGTTGTTGGAGACCCTGTTGTTCAGGGAGCTCCTCAATGGATTCAGGTTATCCCTTTCGGCGATGGCGCTGATGATTCAACATTCGACCTCCGAGTCATCGGATGGAAGGTTTCGGACCTCGGCCTTTGGGTGCCAACAATCTTGGCGCAAGCAGCTTGTACGCTTTCAACGGCTGTTGGCGTTGATACTTATGAGGCTACAAGCTCTCAACGGTTTGCCGACACGATTTCGCTTACGCAGGTTCGTGCTGATGTAGACTCTAAGGTTTCGAGCCCAACTGGGAACCTGGTCGCATCATTCCAGGTGGAGACCCGTGGCTGTGCATTTATCGAAGTTACGTTCAATCTGGGGACTGCTACTGGGGCGAACGCTCTGGTTTCTTGGGTATAAATATATGAGCGCAGATAAGGCGAAGAAGATGCTTCTCACTGACGAGGGGCTTCGTCTGAAGCCTTATCGTTGCACGGCTGGCAAGCTGACTATTGGCTATGGCCGGAACCTCGACGATGTCGGCATCTCTGAGCGAATAGCAGACGAGATGCTTAAAGAGGACCTGGAGGTGGCTAAGAAGATATGCCAGCGCATCTTCGGAACTCTTTTTGACACCTGGAGCGAGAACAGGCAGCTGGGATGGATTAACCTCGCATTCAACCTTGGGCAGGTGCGCCTATCAAAATTCAAAAACACAATCAGAGCGGCTCAAATCGAAGACTGGTTCGAGGTCGAGAATGGGCTACGGCAATCTCTCTGGTTCAAGCAGGTAAAGGGCCGTGCAGAACGAGTTATAGGGATGATATGCCATGAGACTTTTCCTTATTCTTAGCCTATTTGTTTCGTCACTTGCATTCGCATCGCCATTGCAAGCGCCGTCATACATCGGGATGTGCAATGACAACTTCCCGTGCGATGAGGCCCTGAAAGTTCTAGAGAACTCCAGGACCAAGGCTATCGGATATTTGGCCGATTCCTTTGGCCACGAGTGCAGCTGCGTCAGGCAGTTCTTAAGTTTGCCGGGGGGAAAGTATGTGAGGGTCCACCTTGCGAATGGGACGTGCTTCCCAGAGCGAGGGAGGCGCTGCGGAAAGTACGATGTTTTTTACAAGGAGACGAAGAAGTCGGCGCAGCGAAAGTTAGAGAGGAGGGACCGAAAACTCTTAGCGAGATATCGAGCAAGTATTTTAAGGACGAAGAGTCTTCTGGGAGAACCACGAGAGGACCTTACCCTACGATATTCTCTGTGCCTTGAGTGTCCAATATCCGATAGGGCAAGAAAGGTACTATTGAGGGAGGCGCTTAGGTATCTCCCGAAAGACTCAATCGTTGACTCGCCACTAAGGCATGAATGCTTGCCAGGACTTATCTGCGAAAAGCATGGCGATTCAATGCGTTACGCAAGGGGTCAGCGCTGCATATCGGATACTGATGGGATAACGCTGTTTGACGCAAACCTGGAAAGGTTGAACAGGAACTCAAAACAGTGCGAAGCTATATTTTACTGGACCTTCGGTTTCAACCTACTACCTTACAAATATACGGGCGATTTTATCTCTCCGTATAGGAGGACTCAGAGGGCAGAGGAGTGGGAATTCTTAGGAGCAAAGGAATGTATAGAGGGCTTATAGCTCTATGTCTTCTTTCGCTTCATGGGTGTTCTAATCTTGGCCTCGAGGTCTGGGACAATTCGGGAAGCCCGACACAGGGAAGCTGCCCGGATAGTGATTATGATAATGGCGGATACGTGAAACCAGAACCTGGCCTCTGCAAGATGGGGACAGGCCTACTGCTTTCTATCAACCGTCGTTTTTAAAGGTGACTTATGAACAGAATCTTGGTGTATCTCTTCTCCAAAACGTCATTCGGCAGATTCGTCGATGGCAAGAAGACTGTTATCGGAGCTCTTCTCATAATCGTCGCAGCAGCGCTACAGGCGCTTGAGCAGATTGCCCCAATGTTCCCGCAGTACCCATGGCTTGCCGATGCCTCCAGAGGCTTGAGAGACGCTATTAAGGCCGCTGAGCCAATCCTTGAAACGCTCGGACTCGGGTTCCTCACCGTTGGTGTGCTTCATAAAGGTGCGAAGGCTAAATTGCCTCCGACAGAGTAAACTCTGTTTGACACTTTTTAGTTGCATCTGAATATGTTTTCCGTAACTCTTACTAAGAAGGCGAAGCTCCTCGTGGGAGCTTGTTGCCGTTTTTTGCTAGGAGGCATCATGAAGAAAGTAGGCGTATTCGCTGGTAAGGTTGTTATTGGTATGGCCATATGCGTGTTGGTCACTACCGGGCTTAAGATAGCCCTCAACTTTACAATCGCTAAAGCATCACAGGCCAAGGAGAAGGTTCTCGATGCACTTCCTAAGAGGGAAGTGGCGCAGAGCCCTCTGAGCCTTGAGCAGTCAATCGCTAAGGCCTCACGGGTTAATGGCGTCGACCCACTCATCCTTCACGTCATATCGGAGAAGGAGAGTTCTAATGGCAACCAGCGAGCCTTGTATCGTTTTGAGCCTCACCTGTTCTCTCGGCTCAGGGGCGAAAAGAGCTATCGTAGCTTGAGCGATAGCGAGATTCGAATGTTGGCAAGCTCTCATGGTGCTTTCCACATCCTCGGCCTAACGGCAGAGCGGGAGTGTGGGCTTCACTTCTCTAAGCTTTACGACACCGAGAAGAGCGCCATGTGCGCCGCAAGAATCGTCAAGCGCATTGACGAGAGCGTTAAGGCTAAGGCAACAGAACATCGTCTCAGGGAAATTTTTAGGCAGTATAACGGCCAGGGGCCAGCTGCAGAAAACTATGCGAAGGATGCGATGGTCCGTTTGGCAGCTATTCTCTATCAGCGCACGAACGGTTAATCTTCATCGTATAGGTTTTTTGAGGCGAAGGTCCCACAGACCTCGCCTCTTTTTTTATCTACGGCTCGAGCCGCATCGTCCTCGCTCTCCCAGAGGCCGCAGTAGTACCTACGGCCTTCGAAAAGAAAGGCACCTAACCACTTCCCTGACTTCTTGTTAAAACTGACGCCCTTGTGGCGTGAGGAGCCTCCACGGCTGCCTGTGTTCTGCTGGTTCTGAGCGTTTGTGCAGAGCCTGAGGTTGCATCGCCTGTTGTCGAGCGGGTCCCCATTGATATGGTCTACGAACATATCCAGTGGCGCATTGATAATCAGGCGATGCATCCGCATCTTGGTGACGGCATAGCCACCATCCCCATGTGGGTATGGCAGCAAGTGCCAACGGTACCTCGAGACAAGCTCGAAGTCCTCGTCATCAACTATTGCAAACTGACCGTTCCCGAGGGGAACTTTCTTCGCCATGCCTGTCAACATAGCGTCGGAAAATAAAAGCACAACCAGAACGTGATAGCTGCCCCTCGTCGAGGAGCTCCTTCACTACCCTTGTCGCCTCTTCTGAATCCAGGCCTTGGGAAAATAGGGCGTGGTACATACTGCCTTCGCTGATAGCTTCGAGCCCACAAATCCTCATAGCCGTGATGACGTTTACTTTTGCATTATTCATAGTGCCTCCTAAAAAACTAACTGCCTACCGTAGACCGCATATCGGCTCTTTCTATCACGAGCTGAAGGCCGATATTCTGCGATGATTTCAAATTCTGGAAACTCATTCTTAAAGTCTGGAGCCCCGAGATGCTTTACGCCAATGGCAAACTCCCAGCCCCAGTTGTCGGCGGTAAGCTGATTGATCACGTCCCATCTGGCTTTGTTGAAGTAGTGCGTCGCAGCGACAGGTCGATTCTTCTTCATAAAGAAAAGTGCCCAGCTTTTTCCGTGTTGTGGGAAGCTGAGCTAAACCACATTTCTTAGGAGGCAATCCATAAGAAATCTGTGTGATATTTCACAATCAGGCTGACGGCCTGTGGGCTAATTGTGAAATACTATAGCTATACCTTATATGATGACACATGGAGAGCACGGTGTCTAATAGGATCATCGATATTCCGGCCCTCGATAAGCTTTCAACGATCATATCCATTGCGAAAGAATATAGCCTGGCGGTCTCAATAGACTTTATGGGTGAGTTTTGGATTATGCAGATGTTTGATCAGCAGGAGCGTTTAGTCATTTCGGCCAACGCTGAGACGGCGACGCAGGTCATTAACAAAGTCCACGAGAATTGGCTAAAACGCACATCCCCGAAGTTATGAGAAGTCAGAGGGGATTCGATAGGCTTCGTGTCCCTTCAATCCCTGATGAACTCCTGAGCCTTCAAAGCGGCAGCGAATACGCCTGTGCCAAGCTGCTTGAGAAGTATTGTGGGTGGAGAGCGATGGATGGGGTGACGATGCAAATAAAAGTCGGCAGGACTCTATTCGACTTTCGCATTCACGACACATTCGTTGAGTACCACCCAATATCTTTAAAACGAGAGTTCATAACGGACGGAATGAGGTCAATCTCTTCGGCAATCCATGGGTTCCCGAAGGGTATCCGAGTCGAGATACTCAAGGCCGTCGCCGAGGAGCTCGAGGCGCAGTACGCAAAAAGAAGGGGCCAGGTGCTCTCTGTGCATCCAGCGTATAAAGAGATGCCTCTCATATGCGTACACACGCCGGAGGAGTTTATCCGCAAAGTGATCTGTCGCTTCGCAATAAAGCGCTGCGGCGATGTGGATTCGCTGCGTCGAGAATTCAATAAGCTCAGAAAGGAGTTTATTGCTCTTCGGTGAAAAGATATCGCAGATGGTCAAGGACCCAGCGGAGGCCATCGTCTTGACCCATTGAGAACGCATCGCCCCTTTCGCCCTTGAGTTGCCCCTCGATGAATTCTTCTATCTCAGCCTTGAGGGCCATCGTGCCGTGCTCGAACGATTTCTTATCGTGCTTTGAGCGGAATGCGTATTTGTCGTAAAGGGCCTTTGCGCCACGGTTCATAGGTGCCTCCTAAAAATATGGAGCGAGGAGAGCTCTACTTCTCCCCGCTCCCAGGAAGCCTACTCCTTGGACCTGCTCGTCACAAGATCCCCGACGTAGTCCTGCACACCTTTTTGCGCCATCAGGCTGTACTCACACTGATAGCCTCCGAGGGAGCAGGTTACGGTAAACATCATTCGCTCGACCGCAGTCATGAGGATGATGAAGAGGATTGGGTAGCCGACAAGCTTAGCGGTTTGTCCGTACCATTGGATGAATGCTTTCATGTTCATGGCTACTTCTCCGTCGATGTAAGCTTCTGAAAGATTCCAGAGCGCCGTGTACGCTGGCTCTCCTGCTCCTTGCGGTGTCTCCAGTGCGCCGAGTCGCCCATGGGGTCCTGCGTGTGGCCGTTAGCGACAAAGCCGTTCAGGCCGTCCATAAGGGCCTCTATGCCTTCAGCGTCCCCGGCAAGCACTACGTTGCCCTTCTGGAACGGCGATGGCGCAAAGCTCATACAGCCCGATGCAGCCACGGTGATTGTAAGGAAAAGAATTGTTCTCATATTGCCTCCTAGTTTGAGTTGTTCACGTCAACATCAACATCACTTGGAGACCTATGATGTCCCCAAGTGCTAGGAGGATTCGGAGGTATATGGGAAAAGCTTAAGAGTCTTTTTGCTCTTTTCGCATTTTAGTATCTAAGTCGAGCTCACCCATAGCTTTTTCAGTGTCCAGTAACGCTGTATGCAAGTCTTTCGACTTCGCCATCACAGCGGCAAACACTGTTGCTTTTCCGAGCATATACAAATTGTATTTGATGAGGTGCCCGAGCACGAGAAGCTCCGAGAGCTGTTCAGGGCTCTCGGAGGAAGATTTTGTTTTCTTCTTAACTGGCATAAAGAAACTTTACTTCTTCTTAGTTGTTTTCTTCTTAGCAGTCTTCTTGGTAATGCCCTTAGCAGTACCCTTCTTTTCCATTGCGTAAAGGACGCTTTCGCCCTTCTTCTTTCCGTACTCTTTCACAAGCTCTTTCTTAATCTTCTGGCCTTTCTTAGTAAGCGGCATAGATCTTAGTCCTTCATAAATATAGATCCCACTCGAAACTCCAAGCAGGAACGTAATGATTGATGTAATAATGAATATCTCAGTCATCTAAAATATCCGAAACAGATTTAGCACTCCAGAACTTGCAGCTCCACCACTTTGCTTTCCACTTAGGGCCTGGATCGTCGCAGTTGTGTCGAGCTCTGAAGTTCTTTCTACGCTCCGGGTCATCCCGTTTAATTTCCATATC